CGAGGCGGTCAAATATGACTTTCGAACGAGCCGCATCGCGGGGTTCACATCATGACCGGCACCGACTTCATCCTAGACATGATGGCTACACCAGACGCCAAGCTGGCAAAGGCTGACCCGGTAAAGCTCGCAGCGGCTAAGGGCATGGAACCCGATTGGGTAGCGGGTGTCCTGCGGTTCTGGATGCTGCGGGCATGAAGAAACTGCGCTTGCTCGATTTGTTCAGCGGCATCGGCGGCTTTTCGCTGGGGCTGGAACGCACTGGCGGTTTCGAGACCGTCGCATTTTGCGAGATTGAGGACTTCCCCCGCCGCGTCCTCGCCAAACACTGGCCAAAGGTTCCAATCTATGACGACGTGCGAACCCTTACCGCAGACCGGCTTGCTGCCGATGGAATTGCCGTCGATGTCATCACGGCGGGTTTCCCATGCCAGGACATCAGCGCAGCAGGTTCGCGCGCTGGTTTGCATGGAGACCGAAGTGGATTATTCTTCGAGGTCTCCAGACTGGTTGGCGAGCTACGACCAAGATACATCATTCTGGAAAACAGCCCAGAATTGCTTGATGGGTGGCTTGGAGAAATTCTCGGCACGATGGCCCTGTTCGGGTATGATGCGCAGTGGGAAGTTATTTCGGCTGCGATGGTTGGGGCACCGCATATCCGCGAAAGGATATGGGTTGTTGTCTACGCCCCGGAAGTCTCGGGGCTACACCAACTGTACCTTGGGAACGCAATTCGGCGCGGGTTGCCTAACTCTGGAAATCCTTGGGCATCCGATGCTTGGGATTCGCCCGAAGCCGGAACTTGTCGAGTGGATGATGGGATTCCCAATCGGGTGGACCGAACTGCATCCCTCGGAAACGCAGTAGTCCCGCAGATTCCAGAAATGATCGGGCGCGCGATCCTCGCATCGGAGGCCGCAGCATGACCGACGACCAAACCCGCGCCGCCTATCTTGCGACACTCCCGACAAGGGGTGGGCGATGCCGCGATGCGGCCCGTGCTGGTTGGGCTTCGCCCCGAGCCGGTTCCCGTCTCGGCCTGTCGGCAACCATCACTATCGCAAAGGGAGAATGAACATGGGTAGCCCAACGATCACGCCCACCACCGTTACCGCACTGCGCAAGGTTTTCTCGATACTGGAGGACAACTTTGACCCGGTGCAGGGCGCGTATATCCAAGGATACTCTGACGAGCGGGTCGCGAAAGAGACAAACATCTCTGTCGATGCCGTAAAAAAATACCGCGTTGATGGGTTCGGGAAGCTGAAGCCGCCAACTGAGTTTGCGCAGGCCGTCTCGGATCTGGAAGAAGTCCAAGGGCTTTTCATCAAATACGAGAGCGAGGTTAAGGATAAGATTAAAGACCTTCGCGCACGCATTCTTATCATGCAGAGAAAGTTCGACTGATGCACCTGCATAAAGGGAAAGTCCAACAACTGCGAGCAGTAATGGCAAGCCATACGAGCGTAGAGGCGCGTGTTGATGCAGCGTTAGAGTCAGGTGGCGGAATTGCTGCGTCCTCGTTCAACTTTTTTGTCGCTGAAAAAAACGTAAAAACATACATCTGGTTATCAAGCGAAGATGGGAGCCAAGGCGCTCTCATGTGCGTCGACCGCACCACCATGAAGCAGATGTTCGCTGATTTTAACAAAGCAGAATGGGCGCGCGATTTGATGCTTAAAACCGCTTTGGCGAGCGGCATTGCAATCAAGGCAGACGCAGCCCGCCCTCATTCCGAAGCCAAATACAACAACCAGGGGGGAATAGATGGGTAAAGCCACTAAGCAGCGCAGCCCTGTCGCCAAGCGGGCAGGGAAGGAAAAGCGCGAGACGATTACCGGTCCGACTATCGAGCAGGCGATGCGTAGCGATTATGCCCGCGCCGGGGTTTCTTACAAGAAGGTGCCGGTTATCGATACCATGCTGGCTCGCAACCAGATCACGCACGAACAGCACCGCCTGCTAGCCCATTACCGCGACCAAGCGCAGCTAGCCGACCGATCACAGACAAAGAGCTGTCTTGACCAGCGCATCGGGGGAGGGGCGAACGACGGCTATGTGCCAGCTGTCATCCTATCGGCAAAGATCGAAACGGGGCGGATCGAACGGGATCTCGGGAGCCTGCTAAGCATTACCCGCGCCGTCTGCGTTGAGGACAAAAGCCTGACCCAATGGTGCGTCGATATTTACGGCGGGCGCGAGCGGTACGATGGCAAGGGTAAATTCATCGCAGTTGTTCCTAACAACGAAACGGTAGTGATGAAGCAGGCGCTGGCCGATATTCGATACGCGGCGGGGATGATTGTTGCTTGACGCCAAACGGTAAATATGCAATGGCATAGGCAGAGTTGAGAGGCGCGCCTAGGAATGGGTTGCGCCTCTCGCGTCATCTGGCCCGCGCGCTCTCCCTTTCGCCGCGACCAGTCCCGCCACCATTCATCCGATCGCCAACCATCTAGCCCACGGGCATTGCACCAGCGGTTCGGCACCTGTTTTGTGGCGGGTTAATTCACTGAGGAACGCAGCATGATCGACAGCGAAAGCGACAACCGCACGGCTAACAACGCCGTTCGCTATCAGTACCGCGTCTTGTCGGACGCCGAGAAAGCCAGAATGCTGGCGATTAAGGATGCTGGCGCTGCATTGCTCAATCTGATTGAGGCAGAAGGCGCAAGCCGAGAGCTATCCATCGCCAAGACCAAGACCGAAGAAGCGGTCATGTGGGCCGTCAAGCACGTCACCGGCTAAACGCGGGTTAATTCAGGGGGTATCATGCCAGCGAACCTAGAGGCCGCAGCAGATACCATCTTCGACGCCTGTGCGGTGCTATGCGAGACGCTGCGCCGCTGCACTGCGATGAACAATGCGGCTAAGTTCGCGAGCGACCCTAGCGAACTGGTTATGATGGCCGAGGCATTTGCCCAGGCTCTCGACAACGACATTGACGACGTGCCCGTAATGGATCGGGCTACCTAACCACACCAGCACCGAAGCACCGCCCACCTGTTTACAGGAGCGGGGAAGCGGGGGAGCGCACCATGACCGACAGCAAGGCGATTGTCGCCGTTGATGATACACCGGAAAAATCACCGGGTGCATCCAACCTTGCCCCGCCTTGGCAACCGGGCCAGTCCGGCAATCCCGCGGGACGCCCGAAAGGCGCGCGGTCGAAGCTAAGCGAGGACTTCTTCAAGGCGCTCCAGGCGGACTTCGAAACGCACGGCGCAGATGCCATCGTCAAGATGCGCGATGAGAAGCCAAACGAATACGCCAAGATGGTCGCAAGCCTCATGGCGAAGGAATTGAGCGGCGAAGACGGAGCTGCATTGTTCCCGACCGAGATCGGATGGCGTCGTGTCCGGGTTGCAGATTGACCACGCGGAGGTTTTCGACCCTCTGCTAGATCCTGCTCGGTACAAGGGCGCGCATGGCGGGCGCGGTTCGGGCAAGTCGCAATTCTTCGCTGACCTGATGGTGGCGACGGCAACGCGCAAATCCGGGTTCCGCGGGCTTTGTTGCCGTGAAGTGCAAAAGAGCCTGAAGGAGTCGGCAAAGCGCCTTATCGAAAGCAAGATCGAGGATCGCGGGCTTAGTTCGTTCTTCGACGTGCAAGAGTCGGTTATCAAAACGCCGGGGGGCGGGCTCATCGCCTTCGCGGGTTTGCAGGACCACACAAGCGAAAGCATAAAGTCCTACGAGGGGTTCGATGTCGCATGGGTCGAAGAAGCCCAGACGGTTAGCCAACGCTCGTTAAACTTGTTGCGGCCAACGATCCGGTCGCCTGGTTCTGAGCTGTGGTTCTCATGGAACCCCCGGCTAGAGCAGGACGCGGTTGATTTGATGCTGCGCGGCGATGAGCTACCGAGCAACGCTGCTGTCGTCCGGGCAAACTGGTCGGACAATCCGTGGTTTCCGCAGGAACTAGAGATTGAGCGGTTAGACTGCATCCGACAGCAGCCTGACCAATACGACCATATCTGGGAAGGTGGCTACGTCTCGGTTGCCGAGGGGGCTTATTTCGCCCGTCAGCTTGCCGAAGCGAGAACACAGGGCAGGGTGACTAGCCTAGCGTTCGATCCGCTCATGCCGATCAAGGCATATTGGGACATCGGGGTTCGAGACGCGACGGCAATCTGGGTTGCCCAGACCATCGGCGCGCGGATCAATTGCCTGCGCTATTACGAAGCGGTCGGACAGGATCTGGCGACACACCTGAACTGGCTGCGTGATAACGGATATGCGCGGGCTGAATGCGTGTTGCCGCATGACGGCGCAAAGGCCGATGCGTTCACCGCCATTCGGTTCGAAGACCACATACGGGCCGCAGGCTTCGCCGTTCGCACCGTGCCTAACCAAGGCAAGGGCGCGGCGATGAAGCGGGTCGAGACAGCGCGCCGGATGTTTCCGGGGATATGGTTCGACGAGGCTGGATGCGCCGGGGGGCTCAAGGCCATCGGCTGGTATCATGAAAAGCGCGACGACCATCGCAACATCGGGCTTGGCCCGGAGCACGACTGGGCAAGCCACGGCGCGGACGCCTTCGGATTGTTGGCCGTGGATTACGAAGCGCCGCGCGCCGCAAAACCGATGGACCTATCCAGGCTAACAAGGGGGATCGTTTGATGACTGACGACGATGCCACCATGCGGGATGATGTCGGTGGCATTGACCTCGATTACCTCGTCGATGCTCTAAAGCGCGAATACGACGCGGCTGAGAGCGAATGGGAAATGATCCGCACAGCGCAGGATCATGCGTTCGCCTATTACGAAGCCAAGCCTTTCGGCAACGAGGTTCCGGCGCGCTCCCAGATCGTCCTTCCCGACGTGCAGGAAACGATCGATTACATGGCGGTGTCGGTCCTGCGCACGTTCGTCAGCGGTGATCGTGTCGTTGAGTTCGAGGCAACGGACGAGGAAGACGAAGAGACTGCGGACGAGGCGACTGCGGCAGTCGGCTACAACTTCATGCGCCAGCAGGACGGCTATCGCGTGTTGCTCGATTGGACGAATACCGGGCTTCTAGAGCGGTACGGGGTCGTCAAGACGGTCATGCAGACCGAAGAACGGATCAGCCGCCAGCGCGTTACAATCATGAGTCCTGTCGAGCTTGAGGGATTCGATGGCGAGATCGAGGATGCGGAGCCGCAGCCCGATGGTTCGTGGCAGCTCAAGCTGAAGACTGAGCGCACCGAAAAGCGGTTTGTCGATGTCGGCATCCCCTCGAATGAGTTCCGGTTCTCACCGCGCTCCCGTCATGAGGATGAGTCCGACTATCTCGCGCATGTCTGCCTGAAAACGCGCTCCGATCTTGTCGAAATGGGCTTCGACCGCGAACAGATCGCCGGGTTGCCGTCGCATACGCATTTGCCTGATGACCGGCGCGACAATGATACATGGCAGCGCGCCGAAAGCACCGAGGCATTGCAAGAAGTCCTGTTGTGCGAGGAATACGCGCGGATCGATCTGGATGACGACGGCATTGCCGAGCGGGTCAAGGTGTTCCGCGTCGAGAACGAGATTCTACGCTGGCAGGACGGCGAAGTGGCCATCGAAACGGTCGACGAGCAACCTTTCTCGGTGTTCTGCCCCTTTCCCCGTCCTCACCGGCTGGTAGGGTGGAGTCTTGCCGATAAGGTCATGGACCTTCAGCTTGCCCGTTCTACTGTAGCACGCCAGCTATTCGACGGCATGTATAACGCAAACATGCCGCGCCCGATCGTTGCCGAGGGCGGGGCATCGGAAAACACGTTAGACGATATTCTCTCGCCAGTTCCGGGCTCGCCAATTCGCGTCAGGGACATTAACGCGGTCACGCCGTACAACACGACGTTCGATGTCGGTAAATCGCTGACCGTTCTGGAATGGGTGACGGGCGAGCGCGAAAGCCGCACTGGTATCACCCGACTCAATCAGGGCCTTGATGCCGACGCGCTGAACAAGACGGCATCTGGTACAGCCATGATGCAGGCGCAGGGGCAGCAGCAGGAAGAGTTCATCGCGCGCAATCTCGGTGAGGCATTCTCGCGGCTCATGGGCAAGAAGTATCGCCTGATGCGCAAGGAGGGCGACCCGTTCAAGATCAAGGTCGACGGTCAATACAAGATGGTCGATCCGTCGCAATGGCCGGAAGACGTGAACGTAGCCATTCGTGTTGGCTTGGGAACGGGAAGCAAAGACAAGCGCATTCAGGCGCGCATGATGATGGCCCCGATCATGTCGGAAGGCTTTGCATCGGGGCAGGTCAAGCCCGAGCATCTTTTCCATGCCGTTGACGGGCTGGTGCGCGATCTGGGCATCGGTCAGGGTGACGATTACTGGATTGATCCATCGGCACCGCCTGAGATTGATCCCCAGACCGGCCAGCCGAAGCAGGAGCCTGAGAAACCCGACCCCGAAACGGAGGCAATGAAGGCTGAGCAGGCCCGCGAAGATGCCAAGGCGCAGGCTGACCAGCAGCGCGAGGGCGCTAAGCTAGACCTTGAGCGCCAGAAGGCTGAAGCAACGTTGACGCTCAAGCAGCAGTCGGACGAAGCAACGATCAACGCGATGCGCGAGAAGCACCAGCTTGAGATGGAGCAACGGCGCGAGGCGGCGTCACTGGAAGCCCAGCTTGCCCGCGACAAGGCCGACGCCGAATACAGCATCGCGCTCTACAAGATCGATCGCGAGTCCGAATTAGCGGCGCACAACGCCAGCATGAAGGCTGCATCTGACCTGTCGACTAACCGACCAGGCGGGGATTTGAGCAAGTGAATAGTTATAAAGACGGCCATTGGGCCGCTTGCCAACACCCAGCAACTGAAGACAACCGGGCTCTCGGTCCTAGAAATGACTATTTTTGTGCAATCTGTAACCCCAGCTTTCCTAAAGCTCCCACAGGCCTGCGAAGTGTGAGGGTCTCTTACGACCAATGGCGGGCTGCCTTGGAATCTGAGGGATTCGCTTGATGACCATCCTAGACCGCATCGCCGCATGGTTCGGCTACACCCGGCGCGAATATCCCCGCATCAACATGGGCGCGGACGCTATCGCACGTGGGATGCGTTGGGAGCAGTTCTACAGCGAGGAAGGCGGCATCGCTGACATGATCGTGTCGGTTCGCCGTGACTATTTCGAGGCTTACGCCGCGCTGAGCATTAGCGACCGCGATAAGCAATACGAATACGCGTTGGCCGACCGGCTGGCCCGCGAGTTCGACCGCAAGGTTCGCACGGTTATCGAAACCGGCAAGATCAAGACACGCGAGCAATCGTTTGCCGACCAAAATACCGCTCTAAGGCGGTGATCCCGCCCCCGTCGCGATGACGGTGGCTATCCCACGAAGGAAACATCATGGCCCATCCTCCCCAAGAGGAAGCCGTTGATGCGCCTGTCAATGATATGGACAGCGCAGCGGCGGCGATCGGTAACTATTTTGACGGTGCGGACCTACCGCCCGACGACGAAGATTCGGAAGACCCCGAAACCCCGGAACCCGAAGGCGATGAGCCTGACGAGCCGGAACTAGAGGTTGACGAAGACGACGACGAGCAGGACGAACCGGAAACGGCCATCGAAGCCCCTGCAAGTCTGAATGCTGAGGAAAAGGCACAGTTTGCGCAGCTTCCCAAGGAAGCCCAGCGGCTACTTACTGAGGTCGAAACCCGGCGCAACGGCCAGGTTCAACAGGCCACCACGAAGGCAGCGGAAGCCCAGCGCGTAGCTGAAACACGCGCAGCCCAAGCCGACGCACAGGCAAAGGCGATCTACGCCAATCAGTTGAAGGTGTTTGCGGACAATCTCGCGCCGCAGCGTCCCGATCCTATGATGGCACAGACCGACCCAGCCACTTACATCGCATTGAACGCGCAATATGACGCGGCGCGTGCCCAGCATGACGAGTTCGTGCAGCAAGTGACCGCGATGGGCCAGGAAGCCGAAAGCGAGATGACGCAGGCGGAAGTCGCCGACCGTGATCGCGCACTGATGGCAATCCCCGAAGTTCAGAACGAAGAAACCCGCAACGCCTTTTTTGAGAAGGCTATCGAGACGGCAAAAGTGCTGGGCCTCGATATGAACGGGGTCAATCGTGCTACGGCGGCTGAACTGCAAGCCCTTCGCAACATCCACGATTGGAAGGCGAAGTCGGAGAAATACGATGCCGCTATGGCCAAACAGATGAAGCGCGTTCGCGACGGCAGGAAAACGACAACGACGAAGCCTAACGCCGCACCTCAGACGGGGGATCGGCGCGGTTTCCGTCAAGCTACGCAGCAGCTTCGGTCAACTGGCTCGCTCGATGACGCAGCGAGCGCGATTGGCCGGATGTAGGCACAACCAAACAGGGCTTTCCCGTCGTGAGACGGCACCCCTCCCTTTGATGGAACTTTGACATGGCAGTACCTTCCAACACCGTCCAGACGATGACCCGCGTGGGCAATCGGGAAGACCTGGATGACATCATCTCGAACA